TTATCACGAACTATTCTAAAAAGACAAATTTGATGTATAAGACAAACGACGGTAAGATTTTCAGTGTTCACTGTGCTTACAAATCGACATTAGATGGATATAGCAAGAAACTATTTGACCCATTTTGCAGGTCGGATAAGATATCATACAAGATTCCCGGAACACACGATGAAATTCATACGACTGTTGCACAGCTCAATTTCATCAAGTGGTGTATAAAAAATGGAATCATAAAATATATAAAAGAGCACAAATGTGATTTATTTGGGAAATGATGCGATCATAATCGCACCCTCTTCGGGTACTGCTACGAATTCCCCGGTGCCATATTCTTCTACGATAGGTGAATATGATATTGGTTCTTCGCGCGTGGTTAAATATCCATTTTCAAATGTAAATGTTTGATAAGATGTATAATATATATGACATGTAAATGTTTCCGTTGTTCCGTGATAAGGATTTAATTTAAAATCTATGGTGGTTCGATTGTTTTTTATGTTTGTAAAATCGAGACTCCCAGATGGATCGACGTTTCTTGGATGCATAGAGAAGCTATATGTGTATATATTCCTTGGGGTGCTGTGAAATTTGTGATTTAAAGTAGTCAAGTATCTGTAATAATGAGAATCTGCGGTATTTATGAGTGGTAAATCTTCACCATTTATCACCAATTTAGCCGATATAGCCACGTCATCTGAAATCGAATCGTTCGCTCGTCTATAGGAATAAAATGGGGTGAAATTAAATCGGTTATGATAGTAATCATATAATTGATCACTTGAATAGATGTTACTCGCTATATTTTCATCTTCAAAAATCTTATTTCTAAAGAAAAAGTGAAGCGTCTTGACTCTATTTTGTGGCGTGAGTTCAATTTTTAGCTGATCATTTCCGGGTTCCGTGTCTACTTTTGGATGTGTCTTGAATACATCGGTAAACATTTCATATTTACTGGAAGTATAAAATAATCTTTCTTCCGGCGTGACTGTGATCTCTTCTGTCACTACGTCGAAACTATCTAACGATAGAGTGACTGGGTCATCTGTAAAAAATGTTTGTGGTCTAAATTCTATATCGAATTCCAATTTTTGTTTATTTATAGCACACAAAGGAAAATACGGTCTATTATGCACGTTTGTTTCGTAGTCAGACGACTCGTAACTTCTAGAAAAGAAGAATGGTATTGGTACGTATACGAAGGTATCACTCGTTTTTATTAGATTGAATGTTGGTGATAAGACGGTTTCTCTATTTATGAAACGTCCATCTGTGTAAGTTCTACTCACGTGTTCTGAATGATCTAAATACATTTCATCATAAATAAACCCTATATCATCTTTATATATTTCTAGAATAGTTTCATCCACACGCATAATTATGCTTTTAAATAGGTGTTTACCAACTTTATCCGCATAATTATAATTCCCATTGGATAAACCGGGTAGTTTTACTCGTATGTACATATTTGACAATAGATCTCCCATGTTTCTGGGATTAAATGTAACTTTCACAGTTTGACCAAATGGCCACCCGCTTGATGCAGAACTAGGTTTATTAACATTAAAACTTCTATGGAATTTTCTAAAATCCGAGTGTCTTTTCTGTTTGTAATTAAAGAGTGAGTCTGCACCCAACAGATACGTATCTTGTTCGCCTATAGCAGATAGGCAGAGTGCTGCACCGGTATTTGGTCCGGACCTATCGCACATACTACTTATTGTTTATATATTTTTAAATCGGATTTCCACATGGTGAGATGACTCGTTGCATTTAGTGTTTCGAGTTCCTTCTTGATTGTGTTTGTATCATCATTAAGACTCTGAACCGCTTCTTTTGTGTACTGGTATGTCTTAATATTCAACAAATAATCATACGATCCATCAATTTTATCATAAGATTTTGAAATTTCATTTTCAAGTTCACTCTTTTTTCTCTTGAATACGACGATGCGCTCGTTGATGACCGCGTCTACAAAACGGGACATATTTTCAAGTTTCTTCGTTTTTTCTTTGAGAACGTGAAGAAGGTGTTCTTTGCGTTTTTTATACGTTTGAATTCTGATTTCAACGAAATCACTCAGAATCTCTTCTGGACTTTCGTATTTTCTGATACCCTTTGTGGGGTGAAATAAGTGCATATTACTCACATGAAACGACTTCTGGAGCTTGAAATCTTTTATGATATTTTTACCCGCGTATCCATGTATAGCGAAATCCACATCTTCTGTTGTACTGTTATTGATGAACCCTGAAATGACCTTCTTTTCCATGAGTGTGTCGAGATACTCTTTGTAGTCTTGCGTCCATCGACCGGGTGGGAGTTCTGTAATTTTGATACCTGTACCATGATTATTAGTTGTCCAAACACCTTCTGTGATCCAAAGACCTTCCTCATTCTTGAAAATGCGTCCTTTGAACTTATCAAACCATGGTTTCATTTCCACGAGTGACTGACCAGAAATAGAACGCTCTATATTCTCACATATATCTTTTGGATTGAACGGTGGCACGTAACAACTGAATCCTGTACCGATACCTTCCGTGCCATTGATGAGCACCGTGGGTAACACCGGAACATAATACTCTGGTTCAATGGGTCTACCATCGTCGTCGAGATATTTGAGGACAGCGTCATCTCGGGCATCGAAGAGTTTTCTCGCGTCTTTGGTGAGCTTTGTGAAAATATACCTCGTTTGACTCGCATCTTTTCCACCCATGAGTCTCGTACCGAATTGACCACACGGTTCGAGTAGATTAATATTGTTCGACCCCGTAAAATTATGTGCTAATTTTACGATCGTGTCTGCGAGAGACACTTCACCGTGATGGTACGCCGATGTTTCCGCCACGTACGCCGCGAGTTGGGCAACTTTCATTTCGCTCGTGAGGTTCTTTTTGAAACAGGAGTACATGACCTTTCTTTGTGAAGGTTTGAGTCCATCACACATGTGTGCGATCGACCGTTTCAAATCTGCGAGGCTGAAATTTACGAGATCTTTATGAATGAATTCAGTGATATCGATTCTCTCTACATTTCCATATGCAATCTCGAGCTCCGAGCTTTCTTTTTCGGTACTTTCGAGTAGCCACGTTTTTCGAGAATCAGCCTTCGTTTTGTCGAAAGCGAGCACGACAGATTCATCTGTTTTCTCGTCGGTGTCAAATTTAACTGTGAGTTTTTCGATGTTTTTGAAATATTCTCTTGCCTCGGCAGACGTAGACGTACCGAGTCCCTTGTAGTATTTAATCTTCCACCCAGGTTTTCCATTTCCATACCACATTCTGAACATGGAATCTGTGTAGAACGACATAGTTTGCGATCCCTTCGACGCCTTGATGATGGGTGTCACCATACTCACTACAAAATTTAGGTCAAGTAAACTTGGCCAAAAATAATGAATCATATTGAGTACGAGACCTTTGATATGACTTCCATCTGTATCTGCATCAGTCATGATCATGAGACGGCCATAACGAAGTTCATCGAGAGAGGTGTACACTTTACCTTGTTGAAGTCCAAGTATCTTCTTTAGTTCGCTGAACTCTTTGTTCTCCGTGAGCTGTTTGACCGACGCATCTCTCACATTTTTACATTTCCCGCGAAGTGGAAATACCCCGTAATAGTCTCTACCAACCACGGATAGACCCGCGACTGCGAGTGACTTCGCAGAATCACCCTCTGTGATGATGAGTGTACACTTCCCAGATTGGGTTGTACCAGCTTTATTTGCATCGTCCAATTTTGGTATACCCGTGATTTTAGATTTACGAACACCATCCGATTTTTGAAGTTCTTTCATTTCCTTGAATTTCGAGAGCGCCATGAGTTCATTTTGGATGTTCGTTTTGAGAATGTCCTTGATGAGTTTCTTTGTGGGCTCAAATTTGCTACCAAATTCTTGTGGTTTGAGTGTACACTCGGACTTGACCTGACTACTGAACGTTGGATTGACGAGCGTCGCTTTTACGAAGACCATGAATGCATTCTTTACTTGTTGGGGTTTGAGTTTAATCTTTTTCGCCATTTCGTCGATGATATTTGACGCGAGTATACCCGCCACGTGATCCACGTGACTCCCACCCTTGGTCGTGCATATACCATTCACAAAAGACACTTGTTCAAATCCATCTTCCGATGGAACTACACACACAGACCATCGATCCGACGTAAACATACAAATTTCATCCGAATTCGTGTGCATCTTCGCGTATTCGTTAAATGCTGTCTTTGGAAGAGCTTCACCTTGAAATTTCACTTTACACCCCGGTGCGGTACAGATGTTCGCATCATACACGCGTTTCTCAAAAATTTTGAAGATGTAATCATCCATCGCCTTCATACCGAACCTCGACCAATCCGGTGTAAACGTGACGCACACACTCGAGGTCGTCCCCGAGTAGCTACGCATCTTCGGCTTTCCACACGTCTTCATGTTATCTGTCCATTCTTGAGTGTACGTCGTATTGTTTTCTGAATCCTTGATTTTGATGGAGAATTTGCTCGAATACACATTCGTGAGCTTTGCGCCGTACCCATTTCTACCACCTACAACCCGCTGCTGTGAATCGTCGTAGTTGGTACTCGTGAGAAGATGCCCGAACGTGAGCTCTGGATTCCAAATCTGCTCCTTTTCGTGTTCTTTGACAGCGATGCCCCCGAGAGGCCCATTGTTCTCGACATTGATTTCACCTTTCTCTCGGTCGATATTTACGGAGATGGACGTTACCTGTTTAGGATAGATCGAATTACGATCGATGGCGTTGACGAGAATTTCGTCAAAAATCTTGAGAAGTGCCGGTGCGTATACGACAGTTTTCTTTTCGAAGCCGTCGCCTTCCTTGACCCAATACTGTTCACCGACGCGGGCAACTGGACCAACATAAGAATCTGGTCTCTTTAATATGTGTTCCACGTGGGTGAGCTTTTGGATGCTTTCACTCATTTTACTTGATTTTTAATAAACGAGGCTTTCACTTAAGCTGTTTTTTAAAAACAAAGGTAGGGGTCTTTATTTTTGACCTAAGTCGAGTAGACCCATCCATGTAATCAAACATTCTAAAGATGTCCTACGAACAGTGCCTCGCCGACGCCATGCGTATGTACCGAGTGGAATCACCCACCGATAGATGCAAGAAACTCGCACATGCAACGTGGAAGATGAAACAAAAATACACACAACTTCGAAAAGAAAGGGATGATAAGGTCATTCACTTTTTAGATAAAGCTCCAGAGCAGATAGTAGAAAAAAGGCGCGTGGTGCACACTTGTCAGGCAGTAACATTGGCTGGCAAGTCGTGTGGATTTAGAGCTACGTGTGGTGGATTCTG